GGTTCTAACGGTTCTTTACATGGCTTAACTAAGTTTAGCATGGAAGAAGTACCGCCAAATCATTTTTTCTTAGAATACATCGCTCGTCCACAGACGGCTGAAATATTTTTTGAAGATGTACTTATGGCCTGTGTATTTTATGGTATGCCAATATTAGCAGAGAACAACAAACCTAGGTTACTTTATTATTTTAAACGTAGAGGTTATAGAGGTTTTGCTATGAACAGGCCAGATAAAAAAAGAAACAAATTATCTGTAACTGAAAGAGAAATAGGTGGTATACCTAATTCAAGTGAAGATATAAAACAAGCTCACGCTTCTGCTATAGAAACTTATATAGAGCATTTTGTAGGGTTAAAAGAAACAGGTTATGGAGACGTATATTTTCAAAGAACTTTAGAATATTGGGCTCGATTTAATATAAACAATAGAACAACACATGATGCTTCTATTAGTTCTGGTTTAGCTTTAATGGCTTGTAATAAACATAGGTATTTACCTGTTAATAAAATTGAATTAAAACCAGTTGATCTTGGAATAAAAAGATACGACAACAAAGGAACTTTATCAAAAATTATAAATTAATGAATATATATACTAATACCAATAGTGCTTTCCCTAGTCAAGTAGTGAGTGATGCTGAAAAAGCAAGTATTGAATATGGAAGTCAAGTTGCTATGGCAATTGAGTACGAGTGGTTTCGCTCAGGAAGAACTACAGGTAATAGATATTTAACTAATTGGAATCAATTTCACCAATTGAGACTGTACGCTCGTGGAGAACAAAGCGTACAAAAATACAAAGATGAGTTGTCTATAAATGGCGATTTGTCTTATCTTAATTTAGACTGGCAACCAGTACCTATATTATCTAAATTTGTTGATATAGTTGTAAACGGTATATCGGCTAAAAGCTATGACATTAAAGCATACGCTCAAGATCCTGAATCTGTAAAAGCTAGAACAGAATACGCTTCTAAAATACAAGAAGATATGTTAGCTAGAGAATATCTTGATTCTTTAAAAGACAGTTTAGGTATAAGTTTATATCAAAGTATAGATCCTACTAATCTACCTGAATCACCAGAAGAGCTAGAACTACACATGCAGCTTAGTTATAAGCAATCAATTGAAATAGCAGAAGAAGAAGCTATATCATCTGTATTAGCGCAGAATAAGTATGATTTAGTTAGACGTAGATTAAATATGGACTTAACAGTTTGCGGTATCGCTGCTGCTAAAACAAATTTTAATACTGCCGAAGGAATTACTGTTGATTATGTAGATCCTGCTTACTTAGTTTATTCTTACACAGAAGATCCAAATTTTGAAGATATATATTATGTTGGTGAGATAAAGTCTATAACAATACCAGAACTTAAAAAAGAGTTTCCAGGCATTAGCAAGGAAGAATTAGAACGTATACAAAAAACTCCAGGCAACAGATCCTATATTACTGGTTGGGGTGGTTATGATGAAAACACCGTTCAGGTTTTATATTTTGATTATAAAACATACTCTAATCAAGTATTTAAAATAAAACAAACTGATCAAGGGTTAATGAAAGCTTTAGAAAAAGATGATTCGTTTAATCCACCCGAAAATGATAGCTTTGAAAGAGTATCAAGATCTATTGAAGTACTGTACAGTGGCGCTAAAGTTTTAGGTACTGATACAATGCTTAAATGGGAACTTGCAGAGAACATGTCAAGACCTTTAGCTGATACTACAAAAGTAGAAATGAATTATTCTATATGCGCGCCTAGAATATACAAAGGACGTATAGAATCACTTGTAAGCAAATGTATAGGTTTTGCTGATATGATTCAGTTAACACATTTAAAGCTACAACAAGTAATGTCTAAAATGGTACCAGATGGTGTTTATTTAGATATGGATGGTTTAGCAGAGGTCGATTTAGGTAATGGTACAAACTATAATCCAGCAGAAGCATTAAACATGTACTTCCAAACTGGTAGTATTGTTGGTAGATCGTTAACACAAGACGGTGACTTTAATCAAGGTAAAGTGCCTATTCAAGAATTAAGTTCTAGCTCTGGTCAAGGTAAAATACAAAGTTTAATACAAACTTATCAGTATTATTTACAAATGATACGTGACGTAACCGGACTTAACGAAGCTAGAGATGGTAGTACACCAGACAAACAAACGTTAGTAGGATTACAAAAAATAGCCGCTAACGCTTCAAACACTGCCACTAGGCATATAAAGCAAGCTAGCTTATATGTAACTTTAAGGATAGCAGAAAATATAGCTTTAAAAATAGCAGATGCGTTACAGTTTCCACTTACGGCTGAATCTTTAGTAAATAATATATCTAATTACAATGTTAATACGTTGACAGAGATAAGTAATTTAAACTTACATGATTTTGGTATATTCTTAGAACTAGAACCAGATGAAGAAGAGCAACAACAATTAGAGCAAAACATACAAGTTGCTTTACAGCAAGGTGGTATTGATTTAGAAGATGCTATAGATTTAAGACAAATTAAAAATCTTAAGTTAGCTAATCAAATGCTTAAAATTAAGCGTAAGAAAAAAGGTAGAGAAGAGCAACAAAACGCTATGCAGCAATCACAAGCTCAAGCAAACGCTCAAGCTGATGCTGCTGAAAAAATTGCAATGTCTGAAGTTCAAAAACAAGAAGCTATATCAGGTTCTAAAGTACAATTTGAACAAGCTAATAATCAAATGGAAATACAGCGTATGCAAATTGCTGCTCAAATAAAGCAACAACAAATGCAATTGCAACATAAGTTTGATATGCAGTTAAAACAAATGGATATGAAAGCTACTAGTGAAAAAGAAGCTGAAATAGAAGATCGCAAAGATAAACGTATTAAATTAGAAGGCACGCAACAAAGTCAAATGATAGATCAAAGACAAAATGATTTATTACCAATAAATTTTGAAGAACAAGACGGGGCAGCAATGATGCCTAACGTCTAATTATTAATTATTTAATTATATTATATTATGTCAGAAGTAAAAACAAATGAACCTGTTAAACAGGAAGGTGACTTTAAAATAAAGTCTAAACCTACAAAACCTAAGCAATTAGGTAACAAAAAACAAGAAATTAAAAAAGTTAATCTTAAAGAACCATTAGTAGAAATACCAAATGATGTTATTAAGGTTACAATACCTAACGAACCAGTTAAAAAAGAAACAGATGCCATTCAAATCGGAGAAGCAAAGGAAGTACCTGTGGAAGAACCATCCGGAAATAGCGCAGAGGTGGGAGAACCTATACAAGAGTCCAACGAGGATGTTGAAGGGTTTTCTCCAATCAAAGAAGTAACTGAAGAAGAAGTAAAAAAAGTAACAAAAGAAGCTAAAGAAGCTATAAGAGATGAAAAAGTATTAGGCAAAGCTTTACCTGAAAATATTGAAAAGCTAGTTACTTTTATGGAAGAAACTGGGGGAACTATAGAGGATTACACAAGACTCAATGCTGATTACTCAAGTGTTGATGAAAATACTTTATTAAAAGAATACTACAGAAAATCTAAACCACATTTAGATTCTGAAGAAATAGATTTTATAATGGAAGAAAGCTTCCATTTTGATACAGATCTTGACGAAGAGCGTGACGTCAAAAAGAAAAAACTCGCTAAAAAAGAAGAGGTTGCAAAAGCAAAAAACTTTTTAGAGGAAACGAAAAAGAAATATTACGACGAAATCAAGTTGAGACCCGGCGTAACTCAGGACCAACAAAAAGCTATGGACTTTTTTAACCGCTACAATGAACAGCAGAAACAAGCTGAGCAACAACATGATGTATTTCAAAAAAATACTAAAGAACTTTTTAATCAAGATTTCGAAGGTTTCGATATCAAAGTTGGTGAAAAAAGATTTAAGTATAATATAAAAGATGTAGATAAGGTTGCTGAAAACCAATCAAATATTAACAACCTGGTTAAGAAGTTCTTAGACAAAGATGGTAATGTTAATGACGCGGCTGGTTATCATAAAGCTATATACGCTGCTGATAATGTCGATAGAATCGCTACTCATTTTTATGAGCAAGGAAAAGCTGACGCAGTTAAAGATGTGGTGAACAAGTCTAAAAACTTATCACCTATAAAAGCTAGATCACAACAAGGTGAGGTTTTTATAAACGGATTAAAAGTTAAAGCAATTTCTGGTGCTGATTCTTCAAAACTGAAAATTAAAACAAGAAAATTTAACTAAAAAAAATTAAACAATTATGAGTTTAAATCCACAATTTGGTGGTATTGTACCAAGTCCAATTCAAACTCCATCTCCTTCTGCTTATTTAGCATTTAACGGTGGAGCAAATGACTTTGCACAACAATATTTACCTGAAATTTACGAACAAGAAGTAGAGCGTTATGGAAACAGAACGTTATCTGGCTTCTTAAGAATGGTTGGCGCTGAAATGCCAATGACATCTGATCAAGTAATTTGGTCTGAACAAAATAGATTACATATATCTTACACTAACTGTGGTGTAGGTGCTGCCGCTGGTGGTAATAACCAAGCTATAGTAAGTATTGGTGGCGGTGCTACTGCTATTAATGTTATATCTGTCAATGATACTGTTGTTCTTTTAGATCCTGCTACAGGAGCTGAAGCAAAAGGTATTGTTTTAGCTAGAACTGCTGGTGACGGTGTTGCTGGTGGTACAAATGGTAACGTTACTGTACAACCGTTTGGCGCTACATCTTTTGCTGCACAAGGAATCACTCAAAGTGGTGTTGGAGCTTTAGGCGGAGTTAAAATGTTTGTATACGGTTCTGATTACACAAAAGGAACAACTATTGGAGCAGGAGCAGGAAACTCTGCTGCTAGAATATCTATTGATCCTTCTTTCACTCAATTTTCTAATTCACCAGTGATCATAAGAGATCAGTACGTTGTTACTGGATCTGACATGGCTCAAATTGGTTGGGTTGAAGTTGCTACTGAAGATGGTGCTTCTGGATACCTTTGGTATTTAAAAGCTGAGTCTGAAACTAGATTACGTTTCGAAGATTACTTAGAAATGGCAATGGTTGAAGGTGAGTTAAACGCTAATCCTGGGCCTGGAGTTAATTACAACGCTGCTAATTTACCAGGTACACAAGGTTTATTTGCTGCTATTAGACAAAGAGGAAATGTAGAAGTAGGATTTACTGCTGCTGCTGGACTTGATGAATTTGATGCAATACTTAAAAACCTAGACACTCAAGGAGCTATCGAAGAAAACATGTTATTTTTACAGAGACAAACATCTCTTGATTTTGACGATATGTTAGCTTCTATCTCTGGCGGATTCGCTGGTGGTACTGCTTTCGGTTTATTCGAAAATTCAGAAGAAATGGCTTTAAATCTTGGTTTTTCAGGATTTAGAAGAGGTTCTTATGACTTCTACAAGACTGACTGGAAATACTTAAACGATGCTTCTACAAGAGGCGCTATCGTTGGTGTTAATTCAATCGAAGGTGTATTAGTTCCTGCTGGAACATCTACAGTTTATGATCAAATCTTAGGTACTAACATTAGAAGACCTTTCTTACACGTAAGATATAGAGCTTCTCAAGGTGACGACAGAAGAATGAAATCATGGTTAACTGGTGGTGCTGGTGGAGCAATGACTTCTACACTGGATGCTATGCAGGTTAACTTCCTGTCTGAAAGATGTTTAGTAACGCAAGCTGCTAATAACTTCGTTTTATTCCAAGGATTATAATAATCCAACAAATGTAATTCTTACCCTCGTTATATCAATGGGGGTAATTATTACTTTTATAAACTATTTAATTATATTATATTATGGCTAAAAAAGCTAAAGCAGAAACTATTGAGGTTGCACCTCAGCCGGTAGCTACAAAAGTAGCACCACCAACTAAACCAAGTTGGGAAATAAAAGATAGAATTTACTATTTAAAAGGAAACAAATCTCCTTTAACTTTAACAATACCAGGTAAGCACACAAGAAAACATGCTCTATTATATTTTGACAAAACGTCAGGTAAACAAAGAGAAATAAGATATGCTACTAATCAAGATTCGCCATTAGTTGATGAACAAAAAGGTGAATGTACAATGGGACATATTGTTTTTAAAGATGGATTTTTAAGAGTTCCTATGAATATGCAAAACCTACAAAAACTACTTTCATTATATCATCCGTTAAAAAACAAAATATACGAAGAGTATAGTGCTGTTGAAGAAGCTATAGATGAATTAGAGGATTTAGATTTACAGATTGATGCCATGAACGCTGCGCGTTCTATAGATATTGATCATGCTGAAGCTATATTAAGAGTAGAAAAAGGTTCCGAAGTAAATAGTATGAGTTCTAAAGAAATTAAAAGAGATTTATTATTGTTTGCAAAAGAAAACTCTGCTATGTTTATTAGTTTGGCTAATGACGAAAATGTACAGCTTAGAAATTTTGCAATAAAAGCTCGTGAAGCTGGAATAATAAACTTATCTCAAGATCAAAGAACTTTCACATGGGGAACAAATAACAGAAAGTTAATGAATGTTCCGTTTGATGAAAACCCTTATTCAGCATTTGCTGCGTTCTTAAAAACGGACGAAGGTGTGGAAATTTACAAATCTATAGATAAAAAGCTATAAAAACAAGTGATACTATATATAGGCGGTTACGGCCGCCTTTTTAGTATAAAAAATAAAACTAAATGGTAAATATAAATACAGTATATACAACAGTCTTGTACATATTAAACAAAGAACAAAGAGGATATGTAACTCCAGCGGAGTTTAATAGTCTTGCTGTTTTAGTACAAAACGAAATATTTAATTCATATTTTCCTGACGGAAATCAAGTAAATCGTCAAAATCAAAACAATCAACAAAACGATACAGAGTTTTTTAACATGTTTAAAGACACTGCTTATAAACTTTATCCTTTTGAAAGAGACGCAGTTTTTACTTATAACAATGCTAATCTAGGTTTTACATACCAAGGTGCTGGTACTATAAATAAATTAGGCGAAATAATATCTACATACCCAGGTAATCCTACTTACAATTCTATTACGCAATTAGTTAGTCAATCAGACTTTAGTAAAATTACAAGATCTAAATTAACAGCCCCAACCGTTCAATATCCTTTAGCGGTTACAACACAAACTACAACTTTAATTGCACCTTCTTTAACTCAACAACTACTAGTAAAAGTAAGTCCTTTTGTTACAAACATGACATTAAATATAAATTGTTTATTTGAACCTAACGATCCAAACTGGGCTTTTACAGTTGGTACACTTGGCCAATATATATATGATAGCGCTAATTCAGTTCAGTTTGAATTAGATATTTCTGAAAAAAATAATTTGATAATTAACATATTAAAATATTGTGGTATAATAATAAGAGATCCTGAGATTATACAAACAGCAGAGGCAGAAGCACAACAAACTTCAATAAATGAAAAATCTTAAAAAATGGCATTAATAACAGAAACTAATCAACAATATTATCAAGGCGCACAAGGCTTTAGAGGTACTGGTAATGCTCTTACTATTACAACAACTTTTGATACTGATTTAGTTTTTGGTAGCTATGATCCAGCAATTGCAGACTACGCTTTAAATAACTTTAAAATATACACCAGTACTACAGGTTTTCCTGGTAGCTGGAGCGAGTATCTTTTAGCTTATACTGTTGTTAATAATGCTATTACTTTTGGCGCAAATCCTGCTAATAATTTATTTATAGTTGTTCAGTTAAAAATATTAGATGGTGGTAAGTATGCTAGTACTATAACAGAAGAAGCAATAGGTGATACGGTTGAAGAAAATTACGGCACATATCAATACGTTAAGCTAAACGATATTATAGATAATTACATGGTTGGTTATGTAGGTGACGGTAAAATAATTCAA